GGCTTCCGTGTTCTCTTTCAAAAAAAATTCCTTATGGGGTAAGGGTTTGCGAGCGTTCGAACGGGTGTTCGGTGCCGGCGTCATAGTTTGGCCGTTTTTGGTGTTGGCGCGTCGTTGGTTGCCTAGTTTGGCCCCGCGTGACGCGTTACATGGTTTACATGCGGGTACAAGGTTGTCTAGGTCGTCGCTTCCACCTGCTACGTGTGGTACTAGGTGGTCGGCTTCGGTTGCGGCGTTTGTTTGGCACCAATGGCAGGTAGGGCTATCGGCTAGTAGTTGTTTGCGGTTGCGTTTGTATGTCGGGTCGTTTGTTGTGTGTTCTCTTGGCATTTGACTAGCGCCCCTCACTTCGTATCGGGTTGCTCTCGATGTTTTGCGGGGGCGTTGTTGTGTTGTTTCGGGTTTGTCGGGTTTGTTTCATTTAGTTACCTTGTGTTGTGTAGTTAAACCTAGTACGGGTATACCTGCCCCACGGGTTGCCACCTAATCCGTGTCCCGTCCGTTCTTTATTGTCGCGGATCACGACGCCTCTTTTCATAGCCCAAACGTCTTACCCCCACGCCATTAGTTCGTAATGTTAAGCATGAAGCGGGGCGCGTTTGTCTACCCACGCTTTCCGTGTGTTTCCCGTTCACCTTGCTAGGGGTGTAGGCCGTGGTTGTATTTAGTTAGTCGCGGAAGTAAAGCGAGAGTATGGCAAGGGTGATACAAGTAACCGCTATGTAGTAGCCAACTAATGCCCACGCGTTCATTAGGTCGCCTTTGGGTATGGCAAGACGGGGTATCGAAGCGCCTTGGCCATGTTCTTTCGTTCGGTTTTAGATCCTAGGAATATGACGTATCGGTGTTTTCTAGACCGTTCTTGGAAATACACATTTTCTGCGCCGTATTTTTCTATTACTTGGGCGTTTGTTAGCCCCTTGGCGTAGGTGGCGTGGTGTTGGTGTTCTAACCCTTTTACCTTTGGGTCTAAGAAACGGCTAGATAACCCCGTATACATAAAGTTCGTGGCTTGGTAAACGTAACCCGTGTGGGCTTGGGCGTTGTCTGCGAAAGATACAACTATGCGCGGCGTGGGCAATAGCCGTAGTGATCCCCCAACTAAACGGCTCGCTTCGTTCGGTAAGTTGTCTCGAAGTATTAAGCGGTTTAGTTCTACTACTTGTTTTTGGTACTGGTCGCCACATAAGCCACGGCATAGCGTCGCGGACGGTGGCGTACCGTAAGTTACAACGCCTACTAGTTCGCCGTCACGGATCAGGCCGTAAGCGTAACTAATCGACGGTATGCGTTTTGCGTAGTGAATGTTTAGGCACCACCAATGAACTTCGCGCGGTTCTATTTGCCTTATTTCGTAGCCCGTTACTTGTTCTTGGAATAGCGACGGTTGCCATGTTCTTTCGTCCGTCATTGTCACGATCGTTTAATGCCTTTTAGGTGCGTTATGTATTCCGTAGCGGCCGCATAGGTCATGCCGTTAGTTTCGGGCGGGTCTATGTTGCGTTCGCTAGACATGGTTTCGATTAGTTTTATTTGTGCCGGCGTCGCTAATCCTCTTGGGGCGGAATGTTCGGGTTTGCGGTCCATTTGTGTTTGGGCGTAGGTGCTGTATACGCGTTTAGTTGGTGCGGCAGGTTCGGCGGGTGCGGGTTCTTGGGTGCTTGGGTGTTGGTTGCCTTGGGCGGTGCGTACTTCGTCGGCGCTCGCTAGGCCAGTAGTGATACCGAAACCCATATAGCCCAATGCGCGGCCTAGGGCAGACGTGGCCCCGTTGGGTTGTTCGCTGTCCTTTGTGAATGGGGTACGCCCCGGCCATACTTCCCAACAGTAAGCCCGCATAGGTAGCGGGTCTAGTTCGTCTCGAAACACGGTTACGGCACATTGAATATAAATCCGTTCGCCTAGGTGGATTAGTTCGGGGGCGTCCTCTACTATGCGTAGCGTCGGGTATTTCAATAGGGCCAGTTGTAAACGGTGCTTTACGTCTACATAGTCGGTCATGTCAAAGGCCATTGTTTAACGCTCTCAATTTGTCTAGTTCTCTTTCCATTTGTCGCGTTTCGGCGTCGTATACGTTTATTTGGTTTTTGCGTATATAGATCGCTAGCGATAGGTCCTCTATTTTTAGGATTAGTTCACATTCTCGACAGTCTTTCTTAGGGAATGTTGTAATCGGTCCGAGCGTACATTCGGGTTCGTGGTCGTTCATTTTTTCACCTTTTGCCCTGAGAAGTAACCGCATATAAATACGGACCCAACCATAATAAGTAGCGATATAAAGTCGGTCATTTTTTTAGTCCTTGGTGCCGGCGTACTTCGTCTAATGCTTTTCGTAGGCGGTTATATGCCGCCCCGTTTGTTTGTCTGTATGCCACGTCGTAGGCCGCTTCGGCTACTTCCTCTAATAGTTCTATATAACGTGTGTTTTTGCTTTTACGGGGTTCTAGTTGTACTTCGTGGGGTTCGTATAGTTCGATATGTTTGGCGTCTATGTAGGGGTGACAGTTGTTACGGATCTCGGTTAATTGGGCTACTAGCCCTAGTTCGTGTAGTGCGTTTAATGCCCCGCTTGCTTGGCCGTGGTGTAATCCTGTAATGCGTTCTACTTCGGGGCAGATAATCCCCATAGCGCCCGCTTGGGTGACGTGGGCCAGTATTTCGCGTCGGCGTTTGGTGGTTATACCTTCGGCGTCCTCGCGTTGGGCGCGGGCTTTTGAAGTGTCGCTAGTGGCTATGTAGGCGCTTGGCATTGTGTTTATGTTGTTCATTATTTTTCCCCTACATAGACGCGTATTTCTTTAACAACTTCAACAACCCATTTATTAAGATGACCGGCGCGGCGCGTTACCTTGATAACCTCGGCGTTTAGCCCTGCGTTTGTAAGAACCGCAACAATTGAATTAACCCAATTCATTAATTCTGTGTAGTGCTTGGTTGTGTATTCGGGGTGCGTAAACTGCTCGCCCCACAACGTAGGAAAATGATAAAGCCGAACTGTTACATATCCGTCGTGCTTGTCAAGTATCCAACCGTTTTGTTCTTTAGTGATTTTTTTGTAGATGTCACGTTCAAGCACTTTGTATTCCAGTAAGTCCGATGTCCGTAGTGCGCGTGTAATGGGTGCTGTATTTAATGTTTTCATTGTGCCATTGCCTCTAAATAGTTGGCGGCCGCTTTTAGATCGGCGCATAGTTGCCCGTCGTTAAAAGCGTGTTTAGTGGCGTGATCGCGTAAGTCTTGCGCCAAATGTTGAAGCGACTTGAAGTAGTGAATAACTTCGGGCGTCTGATCCTGAACCTTGGGGTTCGGTCGCCGTGTTACTTCGTTTATTACTTCGGCCCATATTTTTAGCATGGGGTCTAGTGGTTCGGTCATGGTCGGGCTACCTTTCGTCGGGAATGGTGGGGTTACTATAACGCATTGTTTCGCGTTGGTGTGTCAATTAGCACCTATGGCGAAATTTGCGGACTAGCGGGTGCTTCGAATTACAAACCGAAGTTTTAAGGCCCATACAGTTATGGCGTATGGTCCCCCACCCAAACGGACCTACCGGCCATTTCTTAACGCCTGTCTTGGGGTTTACCCAACCTTTCCAAGCGACACGTTCGGCTATTTTGACTTGTTTAGCGGGCGACAGTTTGCCTATGTCTCGCCGCCCTGACCAGTTAAAAGCCGTTTGGCGGTATAGCCCTAGGCCGCCGGTGTAACTACGGGTCGAGTGTTGCCAGTTGGAAGCCGTCTCGCATTGGGCGACACGATCCCAAAAATAGTCCGGCATTAACGCCCCGTATTTTTTGTGGGTATGCGGGTTCGGTTCTTGGGCTAACGCCACGCTTGGCCATAGCACCACTAGAACGGCCGTAAAGGCCACTAGACGCCTCACATAGCCTCTAACTTTGTAGGGACGCCCCAAGTATCCCAAGTGTCGTCACGGGTCGCCATATGGGCGCTAATCACTTGGTTAGTTTCGGGGTCTATAAATACTTGTATCAGTACGTTTGTCCCCGCTTTTAGATCGTCGGGCACATAGCCAACTAGGGGTAGGTATATAAATGTTTCGGGCATAGTGTCGCCTTTCGTCGGGTCCTAAAACCCTAGCGAACCTATGGGGCCGTGTGGGGGTAATCCGTTTTAAGCCTTGGGGGGCTTGGGAAGTGACCGCCACGCCGCTTCGAATTTGTCGGCGTCGGACGCCATGGCGGGGTCTATTTCTATGTGTAGCCAGTTAGGCGAACCGGGGCGAGAACCTGCGTTATCGGTCGCTGTAAATACCTTTACGCCTTTTTTACCTTCACCGCGTGAACAACGGTACCCCGCGCCCCATGTGCCGAAGTTGTACCAATGTATTTCCGAGATACCAAGAATTTTAGAGTGTTCCCCTAGTTCGCTAGATCCTAGAAACCAGTCCCACATTTCGCGGGCTTGGGCTTCGTCTTTGTATTGAATGTCTGCGGCCGCGCCTGTCGCGTGTACGGATAACTGCGGGGGGTTTGCGTTGTTACGCATAT